TATGGAGATATTATAAAAAATATAATAAAAAAATTCCAACATATTTTGATGATAGTATAGTAGATCATAGTTCTATTATAATCGACAAAGGGATACAAACATCTAGAGGAAAGTACACACATTTTAATGAAATTTTTTGCAATGAAAAATACATTGTCGATAGCAATGGTTTACAATGTACATTTGGCGAAAAAAGAAGTCCGCGATTGGAAAATGCCACACAATATCCATACGAAGAATTTTTCATAGAAAAAAGAAATATGTTATAATATTGAAAATATTTTTTTTTGATATATCATCATATATATGAACATTATTTTTAATGACATAAAAATAAAAAATTTCTTATCGATTGGAAAAGAAATACATTTAAATTTTAAAACAGGTATAAATTTAATAACAGGTGTTAATGCAGATAACAATACAAGGAATGGTGTTGGTAAATCTTCAATAATAGAGTCGATATATTGGTGTTTATTCGGAAAAACAATAAGAGATATTAAAAACGAAAAAATTATACATAATCAAGAAAAAAAAGGATGTGAAGTTTGTTTATATTTTGATATTGTGAATAACAATAACACAACTGATACATATGTTATTAAAAGATCATTAGGACCAAGCAAGATACAAATTTTTAAAAACTCAAAAGACAATGCAATCATCATGACGGCAGATAACACACTACCGTTCATGGCACAGAAGAAAATAGACAAAAGAAAGTTCATAGAAGGTATTTTAAATTTGAATATTTTTACAGACATGCTTTTACAAGCAAGATCTGACTACAATGATGCTAAAAAACATAATGATATATTGTGCAATACATTTGTAAATGAACAGAAACATCTCGAAACCTTCGAGTATCATATTCAAAGGAATTTAGAGAAAAAAAATATGAAAATTTCTTCTCTAGAGGAAGAAATCATAGAAATAAAAGATTATATCGTTTCCTTAGAAGAAAAAAAAGTGTCGATAGATGATTTCGATATTAAAATAAAAGAAACAGAAGATAAAATTATTAAATTAGAGACTGGTATTGATAAAATTGAAGAATTAATTTCAACTGAAAAAGGAAAACAGGTAGAATTCAAAACAAAAATAAACTCGTTGAAAGACGAAATGTCGAAATTAAAAGATAAAAAAGCATATTGTCCTACTTGTAACAGAAAATTCGAAGATCATGATGGAGATTTGTTGAAAAATAAAGTAAACGAAATCCAAAATGACATTATTTTGTTAGAAAAGGAATATTTAGATATCACTAATATTATAAACGAAAAAAATGACAAAAAAAACCAAGCAAAATCTTTGTTAATATCTTTAAGAGATAAAAATAAAAAATTTTTATTGGAAAAAAATGCAGAACAATTAAAAGATCAAAAAATCAAAGAACAATTTACTAAAATAGATCATTTAAAAAAACAAATAATTGAATTAAAAGAAGAAAAAGATGACACATCGGATGAAATTGAAAAAATTAAACAAAATATTGAAAAAATAAAAAATGATTTAGATGAAGCAAAACAAAAACTTGCAATTTTGGATGAAGCCAAGTTTGTATTATCGGAAGAAGGTGTTAAAACATATATAATCAAAAAATTAATAGTAAACTTCAATCAAAAATTAAATTTTTATTTAAAAACACTCGACGCTCCTTGTTTTTGTGAATTTGATGAGTTTTTCGATGAAAAACTTCTAAACTTAAAAGGAAATGAATGTTCTTACTTTAATTTTAGTGGAGGAGAACGCAAAAGAATTGATGTTGCTATTCTTTTCACATTCCAAGATATATTAAGAATGTATTCTGGTAATTCTTATTCTTTGAGTATGTATGATGAATTATTTGATTCTGCTATAGATGAAGCAGGAATAGAAAAAATAGTAGAAGTTTTGAAAAAACGCATCGATGATCATGAAGAAATGGTTTATGTAGTTTCGCATAACAAATCATCATTAAAAAATAGCTTCGACAACATTATTATGTTGGAAAAAGAAAACGGACAAACAAAATATAAGATTGAAAATTAAACAGTAACAACTAAATTTTATTATGGCACTTAAATTAAAAAATGATAACAACACAAAAGGAAATATTGTATATGAATATGAACCAGTAGTTACCGGACTTGTGGGTTCACCGATAGGTCTTCCTGTTGGATTCCCCAAATATAGTTATGTTGGGTATAAACCAGTAAGAATACCATCAGCACCTCCGGTTGAAATGCCTGAAAGTAAATTGCCTAGAGCAATAAATTATTACGCGGATTATGGTGGTTGTGGTTTTTGGAGAATGATATGGCCAGAATATATAATGAATGGATATCAGAAGGCATGTATATCGGGATTAACTCAAATGATTTTAGATATGCGTTTTTACGCACCTATTAAATCAATTAGAATGCAACGTCAAGCAACATCAACTCAAAATGCTTTCATAAAAGAATTAACAAAAGCAAAATCCAAAATGAATTATAGATTAATATATGAAATTGACGATATTGTTTTTAGTGATGATATTCCGGATTATAATAGATGTAAAGAAGCATTTACAGATCCTAAAATCGTTGAAAGTATTATGGAAATAATGGGAATGATGGATGAAATTACCGTAACTTGTCAATACATGAAGGAATATTATATAAATAAAACCGGAAATAAAAAAGTTACAGTTGTTCCAAATTATCCACCAAAATTCTGGTTGGATGGACATTATAATAGAGAAAAAGTAATCAAAAATTTTGAAAAAAATCAAAAAAGACCAAGAATTTTATATTCAGGATCAGGTACTCATATCGATGTTTTAAATAAAACTGGATTAAATGACGATTTTGCACACGTTACAGATGCTATTATAAAAGCACGTAAAAAATTCAAATTTGTTTGGAAAGGTTGTTATCCAATCAAACTAAAACCATTTATTGATAATGGTGAAATGGAATATATCGATTGGTCGCCTCTTTTAGAATATCCTAAAGGTTTGATGGACACAAATTGCAATGCTGTTTTTGCACCATTACAAGATAATATTTTCAATCGTTCTAAGAGTAATATTAAAATAATAGAAGCTGGCGGTATTGGCTTACCTGGTACATTCCAAGACATGTGTACTTACGGTATGGCAGATTACAGATTTAAAACCGGTGATGATTTAATTTCTCAGTTAGAAGTTATAACATCAGATTTTGATTTATATATGAAAGAATCCGATAAATCTAGAAAATACGTAGAATCTATGTGGTTAGAAGACCATATTGATGAATATGAAGCAATTTATTTTACAGATTGGGCATCGAAAGATAGAAATACGAAAAGTCCAAATTTAATTAAAAACAATTCAGATCAAAAAGTATAATATAGCAAAGTTTCCAGTTTGGATTTAAAGCTTGAATGATTTTTGTTTTGTGCCATAATTACGTTAATGGCTTATAGAAATGTTTATTATGATTCCAAAGAAGAATGCGTTCATCTTTGGACTTGGGATGAAAATGGAAACAGAGTAAAATTAGTTAATAGTTTTGAGCCTTATCTATACATAGAATCTCCAAATGGCACAGATGGGTTGTCTATTTTTAATACAAAATTAAAAAAAATAAAATTTAGAAATCAATTTGAAAGACATAAATTCATAAACGACACACCAATTACTCGTTTATTTCATAATTTAAACGTAGAACAGCAATATTTGTTGGATACTTTTAGAGATGATATAGATGTTGAAAATTTTGCCAAAAATAAATTAAAAATTTATTTTTTGGACATTGAAACATACGGTAAAAACGGTTTTGCAACACCAGAAGAAGCAAGCGATCCTATAAATCTAATAACAGTATATGATTCATATTCTGAAAAGTATTATACTTGGGGATTATCAAAAAATTACACATCTAAAAATGAAAATGAACAATATATTAGATGTGCTAACGAAGAAGTATTATTGCAAAAATTTTTAGTTTTTTGGGAAAACGACTATCCAGATTGTATATCAGGTTGGAACATATGTGGGTATGATATTCCATATATAATTAATCGTTTAGCACTATTATTTGATGATCAGGAAGCTAAAAGACTTTCACCTGTTCAAAAATTAAGATTTGTCGAAAATGCATCTGTTAACAAACTTGGAAAAAAAATGGACAGATGGTATATTTCTGGTATTTCAATTTTGGATTACATGGATGTATATAAAACTTTTTCTTTAGGTGATAGAGAATCTTATAGTTTGAATTATATATCAGAATATGAATTAGGAGAATCTAAGATTGCATATATAACTTCATCACTTGCAGATTTAGCGGATCAAGACTGGGAAACTTTTGTTGATTATAATATTCAAGACGTAAAATTGCTTGTTAAACTGGAAGATAAGTTAAAATTTTTAAAACTTGTTAGAAATCTTTCATATAGAGGATTTATACCTTTTGAAAAAGCAATGGGGAAGGTTTCTTTGATTACAGGTGCGGTAGCTAACCAAGCAAAAAAACAGGGAATGGTTATTCCTACTTTTAATATAGAAAATATTAAACAAAAATTTGCAGGAGGCTTTGTCAAAGAACCCAAACCAGGTCTTTACGAAGATGTCGTAACATATGATGCTAATAGTCTATATCCAAATACTATTATTACTCTAAACATATCACCAGAAACTAAGATCGGAAAAGTTATTAAATCTGAAAATGATCAATACACTATAAAATTAGCCAATAATAAAAACGTAATACTGGAAAAGGAAAAATTTAAGAAGTTAATACAAAACGAACATCTAAGCATTACCGAATCAAAGGTTTTATACACGCAAAAATTTAAAGGAATTGTTCCAAATTTAATTGATGGTTTATACAAAGAAAGAGTTGATGCTAAAAATAAAATATCAGAAGCGGCAAAAAAAATTGAAACCGAAAAAGATGAAAAAATAATTAAAAAGTTAGAAGAAGAAATGGTAGACAACGATATTCTGTCTAACGTGTATAAGGTTATTTTGAATTCTATATATGGAGTTTTTTCGCAGATATATTCTCCATTATTTGATATAGATCATGCCGAAAGCGTAACTTTATCGGGCCAAGCGGTAGTAAAAAGAGGTTCTGAAATAGTTTATGAACATCTAAAACAAAAAGAAAGTTTTACAGGTACTATCGAAGATATTTGTGTATATCAAGATACTGATAGTGAATTTTTTTCTTTCAGTCAAATTTTTAAGAATAAAAACATAAAGCTATTAGATAATGATAAAAATATAACAAAAGAAGCATTAGATTTGATCAATGAACTTGGTGATATTTTGAATCAACGAATAAACGAATGGGCAATTTCTAAATTTAACTCTAAAGATAGTAGATATTTCTTTAAAAGAGAAAAGATATGTGATGTTGCTGTTCTACAGAAGAAAAAATATTACATATTACATGTATTAAATAACGAAGGTTCAAAAACTGACAAGTTTATATATAAAGGTCTTGAAGTTGCCAAATCGATATTATCCAAAGAATGTAAAAATTTGATTAAAAGTATTATAGAATCTGCCATTATTTCAAAAAATAGATTAACTGCTAATAATTTATTTCAGAATGGATATGAGAGTTATTGTGAAATGACACCAGAAACAATAGCATTAAGAAAAAAGGTTAATAACTACGAAAAATATCAAAATAGTATGAATGCATTAGGTGTTTTTGTAAAAGGCACACCAAATCATGTTAAATCGGCAATAAATTATAATTCATTGATAAAAAAAATAAATATTCTTGATAGATATCAAGAAATATCGAGTGGAGAAAAGATAAAAACGATATATTGTGCTAAAAACAGTTTAAACTTTGACACGATAGCATTTTCAAATGATTATCCGAAAGAATTCTATGCTTATGTTAAGCCAGATTATAAGAAAATGTTTGAAAAAAATATAATTCCACCAATTAGCAGAGTTTTTCAAATAATTGGATGGCCATTACCTGCAATTGGGTGTGTTCAGGTTACGGGTATATCAAAATCATTCATATCATTAAATGTATCTACGTCAAAACGTATTGACGGATAATCTTTGTGATAGTATTCGTTTTTAAATCTATCAAATAAAAATTTTTTTTTCACTTTAATACTTACTATGACTTGATTTTTTAATATCATCTTATAAAATATAAATGATATGAGTGATACAACAAATACAACAAATACAAAAGTTCCAACCGTCTTCTTAGATAGAGTTGGTAGAACAGTTATGGGAAATTTAGTAGATCAATCCGATCAAACAATTCTCAGAGTCGAAAATCCAGTAGTAATCATAGTTGGTGGTGATAATACTGGAAAAATGTCGGTTCAATTATTCCCATTATTTTTCAGAGAATTTTTGGGCGACAAAAATTCAGATGTTTATTTTGATTTTAAGAAATCTGATACAACTTTGACAAACATTGATGCAATCGACTTCAGATTACAAGCACAATATAACCAAATGTTTTCTAAAAACAACACTTTTGTTCAACAAGGCGAACAACCTCCTGCTGAACAACAAAGCAAAGAAAAAGTAGTCAATCTTTTTGATGAATAGAATGTCATAGGTCAGAAAAACCCCGAAAAGTTTTTGACTTTTCGGGGTTTTTCGTTATTATATAAAATATATGGCAAAAACTAAAAAAGAAAACTCGGAAGTTGAAGGTAGTAATGTTGGAACAATCGAAGATGCATTTAAAATTTTAGATGATCTAAATCCAGAGGCAACATATTTGGATGAAAATAGTCTATCATCAGTCAGAGAGTGGGTCGATACAGGTTCAATGGCATTAAATGCTATTATTTCAGGGTCTTTATATGGAGGAATTCCAATGGGTAGACTTTCTGGTTTTATTGGACCAGAATCTTGCGGAAAAACATTAATTGCAAATAAAATAATGGCAAATGCACAAAAAAAAGGTATGCATGTAGCATATTTTGATACAGAAGGTGCATTAGACGAAGATACTGCTAAAAGATTAGGATGTGATCCATCAAAAATTAAACATGCTCCTACTGAAATTACAGAACAATGTAGAAATCAAATTGTAAAATTTTTAGATAGTATTGTTGAGAAAAAGTTACAAGGAAAAGTTCTTATTGTTATTGATTCGTTGGGAAATTTGATAACAACACAAGAAAAAAAGAAGATTGATGAGGGTAGTGATACACCAGATATGGGAAACAGAGCAAAGGCACTCAAAAGCATGATGAGAGCTATCACGCACTCAGCAGCTAAGGCTAATTGTCCTGTCGTTTTTACCAATCATATATATGATGACCCATCACAACTACACCCAACTGCAATTAAGAAGCAAGCAGGAGGATCTGGGCCATTGTATATGGCATCTGTAATAGTTCAGATGGCAAAGAAGATCGAGAGAGCAAGTGATAGCAAGAATAAAGACTCAAACGAGACTACAACATCACTAGCAAAAGATATCAACGGTCTAACATTGAGAGTTTTTACTACCAAAAATAGATTTGTAGTACCGTTTTTGGAGACAGAACTTTATTTAAATTTTAAAACAGGATTAAATAAGTATTCTGGCTTACTGGAAATGGCCGAAGGATATGGTGTTCTAGAAAAACAAGGGCATCGTTATACACTAAATGGTGAGATGTTGGGATTCTTTAAAGAATTTAAAGACGATGATGCCATTTGGTCAAAAATTTTACCTTTACTTGAAGAAAAACTAAAACAAGAATTGTCATTTAAAAATGAGAATGGTACACTATCCCAAGATTAATTTTTATTTGAATGAAAAATTTACCATTGGATTTCGAATTATTCGAAAGAGTAATAATTTATAATGCATTATTCGACCAAGTATACCTTGAAACAGTAATTCATTATGCAAAACCTTCTTATTTTAAGGATAAGAACATAAAATGTGTTTTTGAATCTTTGTTAGAATTTTATGCAGAGCATAAAACTATTCCAAACATTACAGAACTTAAAACTCATTTAGTAGATCAAGAAAAAAGAGATGCGTTAAAACAAACTATTTTATCATTTAAAGATATTGATAAAAAATATGATAAAGATTTACTTTTAAAAAACACAGAGCGTTTTATTAAAGAAAAGGCAGTTCTTAGTAGTGTTCTTAAGACATCGATAGACATTCAATCTGGAAATATCGAACCATCTAAAATTTTAAAAGAATTTGAAGCAGCATGTGGAATTTCTTTGATTGATAATATTGGGTTTGATTATCTAGAATCAATTGATCAACATTGTGAAGATTTACAAAAAGTATTTAATGTCATCCCAACCGGATGGAATTGGTTGGATGAACGCATCGGCGGTGGTTTCATGGCCGAAGGACGAGCATTGTATGTATTTTTTGGTGTTACAAACGTTGGAAAATCTATTTTTCTGGGTAACATAGCAACTAATCTATTGAGTCAAGATAAAACAGTTGTTCTAATTTCACTAGAAATGCCAGAACAGATATATGCAAAAAGAATTAGTTCGCAATTGTCTAAAATACCTTTTAAAGATTTATCATTAAATACCGATCCTCTTAAAAAGTCACTGAATCAATATAAAGTAAAAAATAAAAACGCAAAACTTATAATTAAAGAATTTCCGCCTAAAACAGTTTCTGCTTTAAATTTGAAAAATTATTTGGAAAAACTTACTAGGTCTGGAATAAAACCAGATGCTATAGTTTTAGATTATTTGAATCTATTAGCACCAAATACTAACGGCTTAAATTCATACGAGGGTATTAAAGAGATTACTGAATGTGTTAGAGCATTGTCTTATCAGTTCCAATGTCCTGTAATATCAGCAACACAAGCAAACAGAAGTGCTTTTTCTACCCCTAACCCTGATCTTGATATGACAAGTGAATCTATGGGGTTATCTCACACCGTAGATGCTCAATTTTCAATTTGGACAGAGGAAGAGGATTTTGAGCTTGGAATAATTCATATGGGAATTGTGAAAAATAGATTCGGACCAAGACAATGCCATACAGTATTAGAAATTGATTATGAAACTTTGTCATTGAACAATCCAGATGAAGTTGCCAAATCTTTTACGGCAAAAAATACACCAAATCAAAGAAAAAATCAAGTAATTGAAACCTTAACACAAAACGAAAGCATTTCGTCTACTTTAGATTTATTGGAAAGTTTAAGTTTGGATAGTGAAAATTGAATAGATGGTGTTAAATATTGATATGTCGGAAACATATCAAGTATTTACGCATAATGATTTAGATGGTGCGTTGAGTCTT